AAATCGTTTATACCAAGGGGTATCTATGCCCCAAAAAAAAGGAGACAGCTACAGTGATATTCCTAACTATATTAGGCATTACGTTGAATCAACCGAACGAGGCCACATTATTAAAATTCTTACTGAAACAGGACTTAAAACATTCAATTGTAAGTGGACAGAGTATAAAAGAGCAAACTCTGTTACCGAAGAAAAAAATAAAGATTAAATAATTCCTAACTCTCTAAGTTCTTGCGGTGGCCGTTGTTTGCAACACATTGGGCAGTCTACTCTAATCTTTTCAGATTCACTTGTGTCTTTCCATACCCAAACTTCTCTTAAGTCTTTACATCTCAAGCACTGATGTTCGGGCTTAGGTATATATTTTTCTTTTTCCATTTCTAAATTAGCAGCAAATAATTTTAACATGGCTTTATAAGCACCACCACTATTGTAATCATCATTATTCATCTTTTGCTTCTCCCCAGCTGTTACCCAAAGCAACATCACATTTAAAAGGAACCTTTAAATTATCAACAGCATTTTCCATTTTATCTTTTATAAGATCAATATCTTTTTCTGCTCCAATACTAAAACATAATTCATCGTGTATCTGTAACATTGGTAAATGGCCTGCTTTATAACAATCAATCATAGCTTGTTTGGCTTGGTCTGCAGCTGAGCCCTGTATTAATCTATTTAAGGCTTTATAAGTAAAAGCTCTTCTTATATTATTTCCATAGTTAGCTTTAGCTTCATTATAATTCATAGCTTGATTCATACCAAAGGTAGCTGGTTCCCACTTATCAAATCTACACTTACGCCCTTTAATAGTTCTTATAAAACCAAACTTACTCGCTGACTGGGTAACAGCTGCTGCTAATTTTTTAACAAAGGGTACTCTTGAATTATATTTATTTAAAAGGATCTCTGCTTTATCTTTATCAATACCTAGTTCTTTAGATAACTTTGCTTTACCCATTCCATAGAAAAGACCTAAATTAATTGTCTTAGCTTGTGTTCTAGATATACCTGCCATATCAGCTACAATTTGATGAAAATCAGCTGATTCATCTGCATAAGCTTGAACAAACTCTTCAGATCCATCTAGACGCTCTCCGATAGACGCTGAGTAGTGTGCTACCAAACGTGGCTCCTGCTGTGAGTAATCAAAGGAACCCCACTGTCTGCCCTCCTCAGGCAGGAATAAAGACCTTATTTTACTACCAAACTCTTTGTTTCTTGCAGGAATTTGTTGAAGGTTAGGATTAGCATAAGATAGTCTTCCTGATACAGTTCCTCCCTGATCAGATCTAAGTTGGTTTATTTCTGCGTGTATTCTTCCCTTATGAACGTACCTTTGTATTGAATCAATAAAGGTAGAGTGAAATTTATTTATCTCTCTTGCTTCTCTTACTAAAGCTGCAATTGGATGTTCACAATTCATTAACCAATTAGTTGTAAAGGATGGTTCATCAGATTTAGTTGTTCTAGGATATTCAACACCTAATCTATCAAATACTTGTGCAACACTTCTAGCTGCCCAAATATCTACATCAAGAGTAGTTTCTTTTTTTATCTTATGTAAAACTTCTTTCTCTTTTAATCTAAATTCTTTTTTTAGAACAGCAGCCTTTGCTTCATTAATTCTTATTCCAGCTCTTCTCATTTTAATTAATACGGGTAGAAGTTCCATCTCCATTTCCCATACGTCATTTATAGATTGTTTTTGTATTTCTGATTTAAATCTTTGCCATAACTTTAAAGTTAAGGATGCATCTTGTTCTGCATAAAAACCTACATAACCTGCAGGCATCTTCCATAAGTCGGCTTTTGGATCTATACCCCACTCTTTCGCTTTTTCTTTTAAAAAAGTTTCGTTTTTAATTTCACCAAGATAATCTTTTGCACATGCATTAAGAGAAAAGCTCCATCTGTTTTCATCTATTAAAGCTGCAGCTACCATTGTATCTACAATCTTACCATTTACTTCAAAACCATTAGCAAGTAACCAACCAACATCGTATGAAGCATTATGAAAAATTTTTGTGCTTGGTCTTTTAAGCAGATCAACCATGAATGCAGTAGTCACCGCTAAGTCCATATTACCACCAGCATCATGTTGTATTGGAAAATACCATTGCTGACCAAGGGCAGCTACAGCAAAACCAACGATACCACCATCAAATGTTGCCCAACCAGACCCTTTTGATTTTAAGTTTGGATCTTTTGTTTCTAAATCTATTGCAACTTCAGTGGCTTGTGTTAAATCAGGATACTCTGAAGGGGCTACCCAATCAGAATCATTGTAAATAAAATTTAATTGATGGCTCATGCGTCTTGCATCTGAGCTATCATTTGTGCCCATTCCTCTTCTTTTATAGGTGAATCATCAGGTATTACTACTTTCTTTTTTTTCTTCTTCATAAAAGCTATTTCCATTTCACAATAATGAATTATTTTCTCTAGATCTTGTATTCCGCCTTTGTTTTTGTATCTGCACGTATATCTTATTACATTGGCTTGAAAAGGATTTAATTGGTTTTCTTGGATAAATGTCCAAGGCTCGATGGCAAAAGATTTATAGTGTGATCCACCAATTTGTTTCTTAGGCATAATTACTTTTATACAATTTATAATATTTAGACAAGGGAAAATGATACCTGTGGTATGTACCTAATAGATGTAAAGTATTTATACTTCTAGTAACTCCAGTATACCAAACCCTTAATTCTTTTATTCTTTCATCTAAGCTCTTACGATCAAAATGGGAAGGAAAATTACATTTAGCTGATACCACTACGTTATCTGCTTCACCACCTTTTACTTGGTGTATCGTATCAATAATGATTCGGGCTTTGGCATCAAGATCTACATCTTTGTTTATAATTGTTCTAAAGTATTTTTTCTCACTATCCTTAAATTTACGTTGAAAGGCTTCGGGCCAAGTATTCTTGTCCTCTACCATGCCTCCTTGTAAATGTAGTTGTTCAAAATTAAACACTTGGTTTGGATGAGCAAAACTCCACTTTTTACTGTCCGTTGATCGGTAGCCGTGATCTATGTTTAATAGATAGTTGTACATGTTACAGGCATCTTCTCTATTTATAGATCCACCTTCAACAATCTTGTCCCAATCTTGTATAGCTTTCCATTGGTTTACATCGAATGATTTGTTTCCTCGCATATCCTGATAGTAAAGACCCATCTTCTTTGCTTCGTCTTGCAGCTCTCGCTTCACATCATTTATTCTAGCAAGTACCATCCACGTTCCTTCTATGTCCCAAGGTACTTTCTTCAGTGTGCTCCATTTATAGATCTCGCCATCCTTACCGTTAGATGTAAAATCTTTTTCGATTCGGTGGCCTTCCATACCATTTAATAAACACTTAGAAAAGAAATGTACTTTCTTATTAAGTCTTCTAGATTTTTGTAATATCTTTACCTTACCTGGAAACGTTTGAAAGAATGTAACTTCTGCACCATTCCATTCATAAATAGCTTGATCATCATCACCTGCTAAATAAACTTTGTCAGAATGCTTTGCTAACTTAACAACCATATCCCATTGTAAGGGTGTTAAATCTTGAGCTTCATCCACCATCAACACTCTAAAAGGAATTGGTAAACCTGAATCAACATATTTCTGCACCATATCTGTAAAATCTAAACGATCGTTTTTAAACTCTCCAGGTTTAGATTCATAAGTTTTATATTGTTCGTATCCTGCAATAATAGATTTAAATTGTTGTAGTCTTACTTTCTTTCTAGGTTCTTTTTTATATAGATCTATTGGATCTGCTTTCATATTTCTTGCTCTGTCATATATTTGTAAGGACCAATTGTTATAAACTTTTTGATCATCCCAAGTAGGTTTGTAATTAATTTTTACTGTTCCATACTGTGTATGAAATTGAAGCATATCTACTTTAGGATCTAGTACAGGTATGTCAGCAAACTGTTGTCTAGCTAATGAATGTAAAGTTCTAAAGTATTTAAAATCATCTTGATCATAACCTTTAAAATCTTTTCTAACTCTATCTAAACATTCTTCAATAGCTTTGTTTGTAAATGAGATGTAACAAATCTCATCAGGAGATATACCTCGTTTTAGAAATCGTTTAACTCTTTCTAAAAGTCTGTGGGTTTTACCTGTGCCTGGGGGACCAAAAAATTTAACGGTCTTCCCATGGAGTTTTTGCTTTAGTAAATTTGACATTTTTGTTTTTGTGTTCTGTTTGTTTTGGTAATGTGGCAACCCAATGTCTAGCTTGTACTCCTTGAAATTTTGCACTTTTCTTACAGCCTGCTCCTTGTAAGAACATTGTACAATCTTTTTCAGACCAATTATATCCTTGTTTCTTCATAAATTGTCTAAAGGTTTCAAGTTTAAACCTTATTTCTGTATTGTCTTGCCAAATATTGTCGTGTTCAATTTGATCAAACTCAGTAATCGTATCAGTATCTTCAAAGAATTTTACAATTCTAGTATTAAATACTTCTGTACGTTCTTCGTCTCCATCAAATCCCTCCATATCTTGTTTGTTACTTATAAGTTCTTCTAACCAATCTCTATAAGGATCGGGATCTCTCTTGCTTGGTTTCAAAGGTCTCCAAACAATATCGTAATTTAATAATCTCTCACCCAATAATTGTTGTTGATATAATTGCTTTGTATCTAGCTTAACAACTTTACCTTGTATAGGTAGCAGCCAATAAGGATCAGGATATGAATTTACTTTAACTAACTTACCTACTTCAGGTATGGCCTCATTTAATCCAATACCAAATTTTCTTTTGGCACATTGTGTAGATCCATTACAATACATCCTTGCAACTGATGTACCACATTTAAAGGAGTAATCTTTTTTATCTACTTGTTCTATAACTTTTGCAATCTCTCTTGGGTTTAAAGGTGGAACGCATATCTTTTTGTTAAGTTCTCTAATATGTTCTTCCCAGTAATTCTTGTCTTCATTAATTTTTTTACATAATACACCTACATTAAACATTGCATCATTACGTCCTTCACCTTCTTTGATTTGATTTCTTATAAATTTGTTTACACAATTAGGCCATTGCTTATCTTCACTATCTTTAGCAGTTTTAAGTTCTTCAAATTGCTTTTTAGTTATTACAAACTTCTTGACGTATTCTAAATACTTTTCAAAAGACAAACTTTTAGCCTCATCATCCATCGCACATCGTGTTGGAAACTTTGCGTTTTGGTAGGGTAGATTAACAAACTGACCTTTTTGTTTGTCATCCCATTTCTCAGGAGTAAGATCTACATTGTCTTGCGCTGGAAAAATATCTGTTTTAGCATCATTAACTCCTATATCGGAAGCAATTGAAATCATTTTTTTACGCATGGCTGATGCAGCTACAGGTTCTTCAACATGCAATACTAAGTGTAATCCATTTGACTTGGATCTATATGGAACAAAAGGATACTTACGTTCTCTAATTAATTTAATAAATTTTTTGTGATCTATATTATATCGATCTACATCTATAACTCCCCAACTTGCAGTAGAGTCATCTTGTATAGGCACAGAACCAAAACTATCTTTACCATCTAAGTGGTCTAGCCAGTTTTGATCTGTCATAGGGATAGGGTTTATCCAACTACGCCATTCATCTTTTCCGTCAGATCTTTGTTTACCTAACTTTTTAGATTGCCCATGGTAAGTATCAGACCCCTGGAACAGTTTTTTAAACTGCTCCAGAGATTTTGTAAAATCCATAATTAAAATGGAGTTTTAGGATCTTCTGATTCTTGACCGTGTTTTACTTTGACACTTCCAGCCGCTAA